CTACGATCTGGAGTTTTACCTCCAAACTGTCACGTGATAAGCGTGACCCCACTTACGCTTGATACTAGATGCGTAAGAATCTACAACAAGTTCCGGATCCGGAGAACCAGAAGTTACCTTCTGATTCCAAAGGTTATCGGGGCTGTCAAACGGATTGCTTTTCCAAAGCGAATTCCAAGCCGAGACCTGGTCTTTGTTTGGAGATCCGTTTGCAACTGCATGGTCTGGAGATGAATAAAGGCTGCGCATACATTCTGTATGGCATCCCGAGTCAACTCCAGAGGAAACCAGTTTGGGATCGCTCCCTCTGCTGACTCCTCTGCGGCCTGAATCATCAGGTCCGCTACTTCCATCGAGAAGAAGATTTCGGTGAATTTCACCAATCCCTTCACGTTGGAAAGTATAGAACATGCAACCCCTGACATCCTGTAAAGGATCTCGGGCACGCTTTGTGCTAACTGCTGGACCTCTGACACGGAAACAGTGCAGATCGACGTCCCATCTAAGGCTGGTGTTAAAACACACCGAAGCCCAAGTGAGGACGCCGATTGGCGAAGTTGTTCGTGCGAGAGGGCCAACGGCGCGCTCGACGTGGTTTCGTACTGCTTGGGCAACATCCCAATATCCTTTCATATATAATTGATTGGACAGCGAGATTGCTGCCACAAGAGGTTGAAACGTCTTGTTGCTGAGTTTGTTAGTCCATTGGCGGACGTACACTGGAGTTATGTCGACCCCAGCGTAATAATCGCCACCACAGGATTCTCGGAAGAGCCCTGTATGGAAGGATTTCTCCTGATTTACCTTCAACCCGTAGGTCTCGAGTGCATCCATAACAAACTCTGCCGTCTCGGATGGAACGATGATGTCATCACCGTATACTGACACTTTTGCAGTGATGTCAGCAATCCTTCTCGTAGATGGTAACACTCCCTGGAATTTAAGAACCGAAGCTACGACAATGGTGTAAAACACCATAGCTTCGATGGGAAAGCACAAAGCTGACCCCTGTGACGCATATTTATTCAGCGAGACAGTCCCAAAACCAGGAACTTTAGCAGCATTACTCCTAGCAGCCTGAATCATCTCCAGGAAACTAGGGGCAACCTTAAAGATGCGTTTGACCAAATCATTGCTGACAAGGTCGGAAGCGTCTGAAAGGTCGATGGTCGCAAGCGATCCATCTATGCTGCCTCTACGTGCACGATCGCGGTTAACAGTTTGATCTGTAAACCTGATGGCCCCTTTGAAGCGGTATTCCCGCTCCAAATAAGTCATCATAAACTTAGCGACTTGTTGCTGACGAAGCATCATGTAGCTAGGCTCAACTGCGATAATGCGCGGTGTCTTAAGAGTCTTCGGAACAGTAACTACCCTCACGGGTAGTTCCTGATCTTCTTTGAGGAGTGTGATTCCTGACATGGTGTCAGTATCATCCTCCGAAGCAACACAATGACGAGCAAGGGGAAAGATATACTCCCCCCTCGAAGGCCAAGCCTTAATGCTCAATCGAGCATTTCGGCCAAGTCTCTCAGCGGTTGCTCCACTGCCAAAGATACCGTGCGACAGGAAGATCCTGTCGGACACAGTCTCGAGGCAGCTCCAAAGATGACCAGCAATACGCTCAATCCCATAAGGATCAGCGTCTTGTGTTTCGGAGCACTTTTCTTCATTGGAAACGTACCTTTCAAAAGCTCGCTTAACACGAGCAGAAGAACAAGGTAACTCGACTTTTTTGAAGAGTCGCGTCACCTGGCGTATCGTTCTTATAGATTCGATACAAGGACGCTCCAATAAAGACCCGTCTAGCGCGAACACACGCATGAAGAAACCTGAGAGTAATCTCGGGAGCCTTCCCTTACGACCAATGGGCTTGAAACCCAAAAAGTCGCAGGGACTGATGCGTCCTTGTGAGAGACCTTTGTCAAGGGTATCACACAAGGAAGGGAGAGCGATCGTGAGAAAGCTCATACCCTCGTGTTCGAACCGACGTCGTATTTCTACGACGTCTCGTTCGACGACAGTATCGGAGAAGACTGCACAGTTACGAAGCAGCCTTTCCAGGAACATGGTCGGTATTTCCATAACTCCCTCCTGTAAGAGGTGGGTTAGACCGTCCCTGTTCGAATCCTCAGATCTCTCCACCCAGCAGCTTATCACGCTGCCCAACGGTGAAAGCGGCATCAATAGCCGCGTGGAGATCCCCAAGCTCGGTGTTGGAAAAACCAAACTTGGGACTATCAATGGCGATGATAACGGAGGCACTTACCTCCTTATTCACAGCACTGATAGGGTCAGCAGCGATCTTCCGCTTGGTGAGACGAAACTCACGGCGGAACCGATTTGCCGTCTGCGACTGACGAATGTCGAGATGAGTCATCCCGTCATTCGATTTGTACACAGCGGAATTCGGCGTAATGCTAACTCGCGGAAGCGAGACAGCGACGGTCGCAATGGTGACACTCTGAGGATCGGCAAACATGGGAAATTCCTTTCTTTTTAAAGAGCCCGACGTCATCTAGACGTTGGTAACCTGGATAGCCCTAGGGCACCCAGGATAGCGTTCTGTTTTAGAGAGAGGTCTTGTTCCCTAAAGCCAAAACCAAAAGGTGAAGCCGCAACCCTACATTTAGTAGTGGTGGTTGTGGTAAACGTCGCCCTGGCCGTTTTATAGGTTACGGGTAACGTTAAATTTGACGCATATTGTCTTGTGCACTTGGAGGAACGAATTACCTCCTTCGTGCGCATGAGGTAGGCATATTGACAATATAAATTGTCTTCTACCCCATTGCTAACCGCATTCATAAACTGACCGAGGTCAGTAAAGTAGTCGGCTAGCCAAGACCAAGGCATCAAGTTATAGGCGAGCGTAGGGGTTACCCTAAGCCCATACATCCTTCTCAGGATGTTTTTCTTCCATCCCACAGTCCTAGGACCGGGGGGTAGGAAGTACCTAAACTTGCCTTCACACCACGTCTTCGATTTTATTGAAGTAGTGGTGGTGATGCTACCGCGACCGGAATCGCCCCACGCTTGTGAGACGAGATAAGGCGCGAGATTAAAGAATCCGTATGTTGTTGCACTTTGCAGCGCTACGTCTTCTTGTGCATCAGGAAGGACCCTTGACCGCTTGACCCAGCGGCCTGCGTCTCGGACAATCTGATCGAACAGCTTTTGCTCTTTCCGCTGAACCTCAATAAAATCGAGGTAGGCAGATAAGATTGGAAGCCATCCGAATTCGATTGCTAAGTACCACTCGCCTGTACGTGAAAGAGTCTCAAGGGTCTTCCCTTTTGCCTGGCGTTTCTTCCTCATGCGATCAATAATCACAGAGGTTGCTTGCTTCAGCATTCCGGGAGTATCTTTCAACTCTAATATGTTCAGACCGAGCTCAAACGAAGGTTGGGCAGGTTTCATCCTGTTCCATGCCTCCGCTCCACGAGAAGACAACGCGGAAGCAAACGTATCCCGATAATTTGCGCCCTTATGGGCACTCATCTCAGGATGCGTCGAACCGTGGTGTTGATCCAAGTGGAGTCTGCCATCGTACATAGTTCCGTACCCATTACGACGAATCGTAACGGAATCGGAATCATAACGATTGACAGAATTGACCATGAAGAAAGCACCCCCTTCTCTATACTTCCCATCTCGTGAACGAGGATGAGATGTACTGATTAGGGTACCATCATACCAATACTCGTCAAAGTTATAATGCTCTGACTGGGGTCGGTTATCTGGTAGCCACTTATAGACAGTCCCGTAAAGGACAGCTTTAGGTGTTGTGTAACTCATGGGGTATCCGATCACCTTATGGGAGGAAAGGCAGCTCGACGAGGGGTGATAACTCCTCTTAACCTGCAGTCTACCTTTACCCGTTGAACGGGTGGGG